GTGGGAAGAAGAACCAACAGAATTAGAAGAAGATGACCATAATGAAATTAATCGTAGAATAAGAACTGATAGAGGAGATTACAGACAGACAATAATGACATTAAACCCGATACTTGAAACACATTGGATAAGACAAGTCTATTTTCCACCAGAGTTGGATGATAAGTTATTAAAGAAAAAACCAGTTAAATGGATTAAAAAAGTAAAGATGATAGAAGATGGTAATGAGGCGTTAATCCCGATTGATATTACACTTCATCATTCGGATTATGAAGATAATAAATTCATTAATGCACAGTATAAAGCAGAATTAGAAGAAAAGAAAAAGAGAGACATTAATCAATGGCGGGTTTATGCCAAAGGATATTGGGGTATAATTGGCAATTTGGTATTCAACCCAGCTTGGGAAGTAACTGAGGTTATCCCCTCAAGAGAGGCGAGTGATGAGTATTATTTTGGTATTGATTTCGGGTTTATTCATCCTACTGTATTAATGGAGATAAGGGTTAAGGAAGGAATATACTATGTTTTGGAACGTCTTTACGAAAAGAAAAAAACAAAACCAGCAATAATAGAGCAGATAAAAGAAGAACACTTAATGGGTGATAATTGGATGAATGAATCTCTGTATTGTGATTCTGCTGAACCTGATACAATAGATTTATTAGTTAATGAAGGTTTTGGTGCAATACCATCTATTAAGGGGAATAATTCAGTTAAAGATGGAATTGACCATTTAAAAAGTTTGAAAATATATTCTTATACAGACAATATTCACTTAAACACAGAATTGCGTTCTTATAAATTGAAAGAGACAAAAGACGGCAAGCCGATTGAAGGAATGCCCCATCCTTATAATGACGATTGCATCTCTGCAACGAGGTATGCAATATACACTCATTCAAGAACCCATGATGTGAAAGTTGCATTTGTTGAGAGGGACTATGAAGATTATAGATAATCTATTTGAGAAAAGCTTATACAAATTTCTCAAAACGTATAGCAATTCAGGGAATCTTACGACTTATGACAGGTCATTCGTTGATATACTAAAAGGAGCAGGCGAACAGAAGGATTATGTTGGGGCAATAAGAGATGCAATAGAAGTTCATTCATTTTATTTCTCTAAGGCAAAGTTTAGAGTTTACAAAAATGTTAATGGAAAAACAGAAGAATTAATAGAGCATCCATTTAATCAATTTTTTAAAAGACCTAATTCAATTTCGACTTGGTGGGAGTATGCTTATAAGATTCCAGTTTATTGGGGATTGTGGGGAGTAAATTATTTCCATGTAAAACGAAACGTTATAACAAATGACCCGATAGGATTTCAGCAGATACCCCCATCATTGATAGAGAAGCAATATAGTATTAGGACTGGAGTGTTGGAAAAATATTTCTATGTAGATGGTGTTAATAAAATTCCTTTAAACATAAAAGATATAATTGAAATTAAATATCCTAATCCATATTCAGAGAGAGATGGGTTTGCAATAGTTAATTCAGTAGCTGACCAAAAAACAGTGAATTATTTACAAATGCACTATATGAAGAAATTTTTTGAGAATGGTGGATTTATGGGATTGATTTTCACTACTAAACAAGAAATGCGGAGAGTTAATTTTGACAGAACGTTAGAGATGTTAGAAAATAAATTCAAAGGAAAAGATAAAGCATATAAGGAAATTGGTTTATTTGATTCGGGGTTAGAACCAGTTAAAGCGTCATATTCAATTAAAGATATGGATATAACAGAGAGTAGAAAGTTGACAAAGGAAGATATTTTTCAGACGTGGAAAGTAGCAGATGTGATGGTGGGACGCGGAACGATGGATAGAGCAGGAAATGAGGCAGCTATTTATCAATTTACATCGGGCATTATAGACCCATTATTGAGTTTTATTGACAGTTCATTAAGTCTGTTTGTTCAAAAAGAATGGGACGATGGTTCTCTTGAGATTATCCACGATACCTTAGCCCCGAAAGATGTTCAAGCACAATTAAAGTATTATGACAATATGACAAGAATAGGAGGACTTACGATTAATGAAGTGAGGGCTTATGAAGGAGAGAACGAATTTCCTTACGAATTATGTGATGTTCCATTAATTAATGTAGGTGGGGCAATAGTAAGACTTGATACTGGGAAACAAATAAGGGTAGAAAATGAAACAGACAAAACAAACGACCCAAATGGAGCAAAACGGTCTGACTTACGGGAGGATTTACTGGTTAAGGTTGTTGGGGATGAAAGATGGCTCGACCTTAAATGGAAACAATTTAACTCAAGACATGGGATCTCGCTCCGTAGGTTTGAAAAAACGCTCAAAAGGTATTTCGGCGACCAAGAAAGGCGAATCTTAGAAGCTGTGTTAAATAATTATATTGTTGAGCAGGCATTCAATCTTGAAAATGAGAATATGATTCTATATCAGCTCTTAGAAATTGATTTATGGGATATAATGAGAGATGGGCATAAATTTGGTTCGTTTCAATTTGATTTAGGTATTGATTTTAATAAAGAATTATTAATAACAGAGTTTGATAAGATTTCTAATACAACATTAAAAATTAATGATACAACTTATGAAAGTATTAAGGGACTAAAAACTGAATCCGAGTTACAGAAAGCATATAGACAGATAAAAGAATCACGATTGGATAATATTGCCATAACAACTACCACTGGTGCTTTTAACGCTGGATTATTACAAGCCATGAAAGATGCTGGTTTTAATAAAAAGACTTGGCTTACAATGAGAGATTCTAAAGTTAGGGATGCACATAAGTTTATGGACGGAGTTACAGTCCCTATTGATGAGCCATTTGAAGTAGAGGCAAAGGGGATTAAATATTTAGGATTATATCCAGGAGACCCGATATTAGGGGCTATTAACAATGTAAACTGCCGTTGCACAATTTTAGGGGGAGAATAAAATGATACCACAATATTTACTCGAAGCATCTGAATTAAAGGAAATAAAATGGATTGAAACTAAATCAGAGAAGCCAGAAAAATTAAAATCTGAAAGAGCAATCAAACATTTTATCTCAACCATTGATCTTGATAGACAAAGAGATATAATGATGCCTAAAGGAATGTATGATAAGGAATATTCTAAATCTCCAGCGGTCTGGTATAATCATAATTATACTTGGAATCCTAATGCGCTACCAATAGCTAAGAGTATGTGGAGGCAGAAAACAGATGAGGGGGTATTGGCTAAAACAGAATTTGCCACAACCGAATTTGCCGATGATGTGTATATGCTTCACGAAGGCGAGTTTATGAATACTTGGTCAATAGGATTCCGACCTTATAGAGATAAATCAGGAAATACAGAGAAAGATTCTATTGAAAGAGACGAAAAAAAGAATATAACAATCTGGCATAAATGGGAATTACTTGAATATAGCTCAGCTCCAATAGCAGCCAATCCTAATGCAAGAGATATGGTTAAGGATTTGCTTAGTATGAATTTCAAAAGTGGACTAATGATAGATATGATTAAAACTACGGCATTGGAGATAGAAATTAAATCACAATTAGAAGAATTAAAATCAGAAGTAGAAGAATTAAAAAAGACAAACGAACTATTACAAAGTTTAATAGAAAAAACTAATTCACATGATAAGGAAATTTTGCAATTAACAGAATTTCTAAAACATCAAGAAACTAAAGTAGTTGAAAATATTTCGATAGGGCTGCCAGCCAATCAAATGACAAGCGATAAGATAAAGTCTATTGCGAGGTCAGTAATTGGTGGGGGTAGATAAAGCGAGATTCAGCGAAATTTAACACATTTAATTCATGGGGGAAACTATGAACGAGGAAATCTTAAAAAAGCTCGAAGAAATTTTGGCTAAGTATGATGGTGCTTTAACTTCTAAAGCACAAGAAGAAATGTTAAAAACTTTCGGGGCAACATTAACAGACGAATTAACAAAAAAATGGGAAGATAAATTTGGTCGCATAGAAAAACTATTCACTGAAAAAGACTTGGATAAACCAAAAGGAACATTCAAGAATTTTGCTGATTATGTTTTAGCGGTTAAAAATTATCAAACACCAGAAAACCAGAATAAATTAAAAACACTTGAAACTGGTGTGCAGGGTGATTTTCTAATCCCAGTAGAATATGCTGCTGGTATTTTAGATTTTGCGTCCCAGTCAAATCCATTTATGCAGATGGCTTCCAAATATCCATTAAAAGGCAATTCATTTTCTCTTAAATATTATAAGAGCAAAAACAGAACATCAGCCAATTTCTATGGTGGGGTTGTTTCTTATTGGGTTGAAGAAGGGAATGCACCTACAGCATCAGATATGCAGTTTGGGAAGATTGATTTTCGACTTCACGATTTAGCGATGCTAATTGCAGCAACTAATGATATGATTGAAGATGCACCAGAAGCAGTCTCAGGGATAATTAATAAATCATTCGGGGCAAGGTTAGGCTATGATTTAGAAAATGTATTCTTAAATGGTAATGGCGCAGGTCAACCATTAGGTATATTAAATTCAGGGGCTAAGATTAACCAAGCTAAAAAAACAAGTCAGGCAGCAGCAACAATCGTAAGTGAAAATCTGATTTCAATGAGAAACAGACTTCCAAATGAATCAAAGAAAAATGCAGTTTGGATTTATGCGTCTGATGCAGCAGTAGCAATTCAAAATTGTAAAATAGGGGAGTCCACTTTCCCAGCATTTATTCCAGCGGGTGCTTTAAGTGCTAATCAAACTTTAGATACAGTCTTAGGACGTCCAGCTTATGAATCAGAACATCTTTCATCTGCATTGGGAACAACTGGGGATATTATCTTAGTTGATCCAACCCAATACGGAGTAGCTTATAAAGGCACTTTCACACCATCGGTAGAATCAAGTGCACATTTATATTTTGATTCAAACAAGACTGCTTTCAGATTAGTATTTAGAGTAGATGGTCAACCATTGTGGGATACATACATAACACCAGCACAAGGTTCAGTAACTAAATCACCAATAGTAACATTAGAAACAAGATCATAAGGAGAAACATAATGAGACAATTAATGCAAAACGCAAAAATCGTTAGTGGATTAAGCAATGCTTCTGTTTCGTCCGTTACTCCAGATTATGTATCTTTAAAAAATTATCAACATTTAACTGTTATAATTTCTTTGAAGTGCGCAACTGGCGTAGCTGCATGTGCAGTAACATTAAAACAAGCAACTGTCGTAGCGGGGTCAGATGAAAAGGCACTCGGCTTTTCTTGGCAATGGGCTAACGCCGATGTAACAACTGATACATTCACTAAGACAGCAGTTACATCAAACACATTCTCAACCGCAGCAACAGTAAAAGACAAAATTCACGTTATCGAAGTGGATTCTGATACGTTAGATGTTGATAATGGTTTTGATTGTGTAAGAGTAGCTTTAGCCAATGCTGCTTCAACAACAGCAACTGTAACTTATATATTAAGTCAACCAAGATTTATTGACCAGACAAGCTCACCAGTAGCGATAACTGATTAATGAAAGTATTGGTTAAATACTTAAAAGGCAGATTAAAGGGCAGACTTGATATAATGAGCATGGGGTCTGCCCATGCTGCTCAAAAAAATGGAATAGTAGAGATTATTAAAGTTCTCGAAGAAAATATTATGGTGCTAAAATGAGTTTAGTAACTGATGCTTATTATAAATATTATCTTGGTATTTCACAGAGTGATTCAATAACAACTACGATAGCTCCTTTAATTAATGCTGCTGAAAAGAGGATTAAGGAATTTCTTAATCGAGATATAGAGATAACTTCTTATACGGATGAACTCTATGATGGTAATGGGAAAAGTATCCTTGTGGTCAGACAATTCCCATTAGTATCAGTGAGTGCAATTAAAAGATATGATGGTTTATCATCTGGTTCTCAGGTGTGGACTACTTTAGTACAGGGAACTGATTATGACAGGCTTGTAATATCTAAAGAAGCATTCTCAATATATCTTGATAATGGGACATTTGAAGAAGGAATTCAAAACTACAAAATATCCTACATAGCGGGTTATGGGACGGTTGCAACAGGGAGTGTATTAACTAATTTAATACCAGATGATATTCAAATGGCTTGTAAAGAGTTGGTTGCACTTTATTGGAAGGCAAACCCAGCCAATCAGAGTTTTGTTGGTGTACAGAATCT